CGGGGGTTACATCAACCTGCCACTCTCCCTCGTGAAGCGTAAGGGTGCCGGGGCTCCTCTGTCACGCACTGTGATGAATGGAGTGAATGCTTATCAGTCAACGCCGTGGGAGGTTAACGAGCGGCTCCTCGGTGTCATGCAAGAGGCGTGGGAGAGGGGTGGAGGATTCGGTGGGCTACCCTCGGCTGAAGTGGAGGAGTTCCCCGTCAAACCTCACGACATCGAGACAAACGAAGAGGCACGTAAGAAGTATGGCCGCGAGTGTGCGTGGGTCCGAAGCAGGCGAGGCATCGAGACGGCCAAGCGTATGCGAATCAGTGGACTCCTTCACCTCGCCAAGAAGTACATGGGTGACACCATCTACATGCCAGCCAATTTAGATTTCCGTGGCCGCATGTACGCCGTGCCTTCAGGGCTGCAACCTCAAGGATGTAAGTGGGCAAGGTCATTGCTCCGGTTCGTTAAGGGCAGGCACATTGACTCACCGGATGCAGAAGAGGCCTTCTTCATCCACGGGGCAAACGCCTACGGAATTAAGGGCACGATAGGTGAGCGTGTGGCGTGGGTAAAAGCCAACGGTAAGGAGATATGGGCCTGCGCGGAGTTCCCCTTGGACACCAAGATGTGGTCGGCTGCGGCTGACCCTTGGGGTTTCTTGGCTTGGGCGTTTGAGTTTGCCGAGTACAGGACAGACCCGGCCAAGGCGTTGAACTACATCCCCATCACCGTTGATGCCGCAAACAACGGCTGTCAAATCTGGGCCCTACTACTCCGAGATAAGCGGACAGCATCATCCACCAATGTTGTGCTGTCTGACTCAGGCCCGAGGGACCTGTACTCAGAGGTAGCCGAGAAGGTACTCAAGCATTTGTCCCTCGACGTAACACCGGAGTCATTTGCATGGCAGAAGAGGGGAGTGACAAGGGACCGGGTGAAGAAGGCCGTGCTGTCCATACCATACGGCGCGACTCAGGTAGGCATAGCCCTGTCAATCGAGAAGGAGTTAGAGGAGGAGGAAGGTAAGCCAACCATGGAGGAGATGAAGGACAGGCGCAGGCAGGCCATCCTATTGTCGGAGTACATCAGGCTTGCAACGCTTGCGGTTATCCCCGCAGTCATGAAGGGCATGGAGTGGGTGCAGCATGTTGCCCACGTTGCTGCCGAGGATCACAAGCTACCATGTAGCTGGGTCGCACCGAGTGGATTCGTTGTAGAGAACAAGTACAACCACAACCGACTCCGTCCTGTGTACACCTACTACGGTGGCAAGTACATGGTGTCCTACCTCAACGAGCCAGAGGAACGTATCCATGTAGGGAGGTGTGTGAGGACAGTCATGGCTAACATGACACACTCAGTCGATGCGGCCATCATGGCTGCTGTGCTTTCGGAGGCAGACAAGCAGGGCATCCATTGCCTACATGCGGTCTTTGATTGCTTCGGTACACATGCCAAAGATGCGGCCAAGTTGAAGAAGATTTTGTTGGACACCGTTGCGACGATGTTCAGTGATGAATGCTTTCTGAATGATTTCAGGGAGAGGATGCTTAAGGAATTACCTGAAGGCACCTATTTAAGTGAGCCCCCGATTGTCGGGGACTTCGATCCAAGTGAAGTGAGAGGCAGCATATATTTTGCCTCATGATGAAAGGTCTTGAGAAATGAAATTGAAACGACTCACAACTAAATTAGGTAAGGCGGCTTACCCATGGCTGACTGAGCCAGACAACAAGTTTGAAAGTCAACGGCAGAATGGGGGGCAGTACCATGTAGATGTAATCCTCCCCGCAGAGGAGGGGGAGGCCCTTGCAACGGAGCTTGAAGCCCTGTTCGCGGATTGGCTGAAGGTTCGTAACATGGAGCAAAAGGAAGCAGGCAAGAAGAAGCTGGCACCCTTTGCAACAAAACCATGGGGGCCCCATGTCGATAAGAGCGGTGAGGAGACAGGCGAGTGGGCATTCAAGCTCAAGCGCAACGCTCAGTGGACTGACCGTGAGGGTCAGGTACGCACAAACGTCATCCGATTGGTTGACTCTTCCGGTACAGGCATCACCGAGATGGAAGGCACAGTCGGTGGCGGCTCCTCCATCAAGGCTTGCTTTGATGTACGGGGGTGGGCCTCACCGCTGGGTATTGGCATCGCCCTTGACATCGTGGCTGTCATGATTGTTGAGCTGGTCAAGTATGACGGCAACAGCGACACAGACTTTGGCTTCGCGTCTGAGGAAGGCGGCTTCACCGTCGAAGAAGTGAAGCAGGAAGCCGCTGCACCTGAGAAGAAAGAGGTACAGGAAGGCCTCGAAGGCTTCGGGGACTTCTAACTAATGAAAATACAGTTATGCCTACACGTTGACCCTGTCCCTGCATCACGCCCACGCCTCGCCACTCGCGGTAAGTTCGCTCATGCTTATTACGTTGGCAGGTACAAGGTGTTCTTGAAGGACACGGGACCCAAAGCATTGAAGGCTGCTTTGGAATCGTGTGGGCATAATTGTTTTCCCCTACCGGGGCCGCTGGCCGTCAGCATCCGGTGCATTTCTAAACGGCCCAAGACAACGAAGAGGCATTGGCCCAAAATGGATGTCGATAATTTAGCCAAGGGTGTGCTTGACGTTATGGAACAAGGGGGAGTAGTGGTCAACGACGATCAGGTCACGCTCCTTGAAGTGTCGAAGGAATATGGGGGAGAGCCATGCATCGAGATAGTGATTCAAGTTTTATAAGGCACTCGGAATGTCCAGAGTGTGGCAGCAGAGACAACTTAGCCGTGTACACCGACCACAGCTATTGCTTTGGTTGCGAGTATTACGAGGGCAGCTCAGGAGACAGCAAGAAAATGGCAAAGCCACCAGTTAGTGGGCTCATCGAAACAGAGTCAGTATCTCTCACAAAGCGTGGGCTCCACGAGGAGACATGCAGGAAGTGGGGGTATGGTGTCGGCATACACAACAACACAATGGTGCAGGTCGCAACGTACCGCGACTCAGAAGGTCACGCCGTGAGCCAGAAGGTACGCTACCCTGACAAGCGGTTCGTCATCCTCGGGGACACGAGTAGACACGGGACCTTGTTGTACGGCCAACACCTATGGGGCACTGGCGGCAAGATGATTGCCGTTGTGGAGGGTGAGCTTGACGCGCTTTCTTGCTCACAATCTCAAGGTCTAAAATGGCCCTGTGTTTCCGTGCCGAATGGAAGTGGAGGAGCAGCCAAAGCCATCGCCGCCAACCTTGAGTGGCTTGAATCTTTCGAGTCGGTTGTCTTCTTAATGGACAATGACGATGCAGGTAGGAAAGCAGCCACAGAGTGTGCGGAACTACTTCCCCCCGGCAAGGCGAAGGTGGCCGTGATGGAACTGAAGGATGCCAACGAGATGTTGGTGGCCGGGAGAGGTCCAGACATAGTCAACGCCCTGTTCAGGGCAAAGCCTTACCGCCCCGATGGGCTGGTGTATGGGGAGGACTTATGGGACCAGATCAAAACACGGGAGAACATGCGCTCACTGCCCTACCCTTGGGCGGGGTGGAATGAGATGCTTCACGGGGTCAGGTCATCAGAGATGGTGGTGTTGACGAGTGGCACGGGGATAGGCAAGTCTTCAATATGCCGGGAGCTTGCGTACCATGCCATCCTTCAAGGCGAGAAGGTGGGCTACCTCGCACTCGAAGAGTCCGTGGTCCGCTCATCGCTTGGTCTTGTTGGGGTAGCCATCAATAAGCCTGTCCACCTTGACCATGTCTTCGCTGAAACACCAGAGGAGGAGCTGAAGTTAGGCTTTGATCGCACGTTAGGCTCAGGCAACTGCGTATTCTACGATCACTTCGGGTCGCTTGAGAACACAAGACTGCTTGGAAAAATAAGGCAGATGATTAAGGGGTGCGGCGTAACGACGATCTTCTTGGACCACCTGTCTATCGTAGTCAGTGCCATCGAGGGAGGTGATGAGAGGCGCAGGATTGATTCAGTATGCACACAGTTGAGGCAACTGATAGAGGAGACAAAGGTGTCCCTCTTCTTGGTCAGTCACTTGAGGCGCAGCGAGGGTAAGCCCCTTGAAGAGGGGGGCAAGACATCCCTCAATCTTCTCCGTGGGTCAGCCGCCATCGGCCAGCTTGCCGACATCGTCATTGGAGTGGAGAGGGACCAGCAAGGGGATCGCCCTAACGTGTCAACGGTCAGGTGCCTTAAGAACAGATACTCAGGCGAGACAGGTACGCTTGGCTACCTCGACTACAACAGAGACACGGGACGAATGACAGAGACAACGGGCACAGAGCAAGGGGGAGACGATTATGGTTTCTAATTCATGGGTGTTTGATATTGAAACGAATTACATCGACAACTTTGCAAACCTCCAAGGCCTCACCGTTGTGCATTGCATTGCCATGCAGCACAGCGTGACAGGTGAGAAGAAGTTCTTTGGACCGAAGGACATCGAGAAGGGTCTTGAGTTCCTTATGACTTGCGACGAGATAGTGGGGCACAACGCACTCACCTTTGATGTTCCTGCTCTGAAGAAACTCTACCCCGAGTGGTCTTACTCAGGCCGGGTAAGGGACACGTTGATACTTAGTCGCATGAGCTTCCCCTCAATCAAAGAGGATGATTGGTCAAACAGGTGGATCGTTCAGCTCCCAAAAAATCTGCGGGGTATGCACTCACTCGAATCGTGGGGCCACCGGATGGGATGCCTTAAAGGTGGTTTTGGCGGTGGAACAGATTGGGCCGAGTACACGCCGGAGATGGGGGAGTACTGTAAGCAAGACGTAGAGGTGGGTGCTGCTTTGTATGAGTTCTTGCGTTCTTACAGCGAGGCAGATGCATCTACTCTCCCCGACAAAGATGCTTACGAACACTCAGTGGAGATCGAGCATGAGTTTGCTGCGATTCTTCAGCGTCAGATGATGCACGGGTTTCAGTTTGATCGTGATGCAGGCGTTACGCTGTACTCAAAGTTACTTGAGGCGAAGACAGAGATAGAGAAGACACTCTCGTCTGTGTTTCCCCCACGTGTTGACCTCATGAAGACACCCCAGTATTGGACAGGGCTTGATGGTGAGAGGTACAAGGTTAAGAAGGATGCGCCGAGTAAGATGAGGAGGCATTTAGTCCGTGGTCCTCTTCGTGAAAAGATCACTCCATTCAACCCCGGTAGCCGATCACAGATTGCATCGGCCTTCATCGACGAACGAGGGTGGACCCCCACGGAGTTCACGGCCAATGGTTCACCAAAAATTGATGAGTCGGTGCTGTCAAAGATGCCGTACCCAGAAGCTGCCCACCTCGCTGAGTACCTAATGATCGTTAAGAGACTCGGCCAGCTTGCCGAGGGTGACGCAGCCTACCTTAAGTTGGAACAGGGTGGGAGGATCCATGGGCGAGTCAACCACTACGGCACAGTCACGGGACGTTGCACACACGCTGCGCCGAATGTGGCACAGACGGCATCCGTCCGTGTTCCTTATGGGCGGGAGTTTCGTAGACTCTTCATCGCCCCAGCGGGACGGCGAATAGTGGGCGTTGATGCTTCTCAATTGGAGCTTCGATGTCTTGCCCACTACATGAGGGACGAAGCCTATGTGAACGAAATTGTTTCGGGGGACATTCATACCCTCAATCAACGGGCCGCTGGTCTACCCACGAGAGACATTTCGAAGGTTTTCGCCTATGCCGTGTGCTATGGGGCAGGTTCTGCCAAGCTCGGGGAGATTGTTGGTAAGGGTCCCGGTGTTGGGAGCCAACTGAAGAAGAGATTCTTGCGGCAGCTTCCCGCACTCGACGCACTGTTGTCGCACGTTGACTATGTTGTGGAAAACAGGGGGTATCTTTGTGGCTTACTCGGTCAGCCCATCCCCGTGACCAGTAAACATAAGGGACTTAACTACCTGTTGCAGGGAGCGGGGGCCTCGATCATGAAGGTAGCCACTGTTCTTGCCCACAGGTACTTTGAGGAAGAGGGCCTGTCCGGGAAGGTAGATCAGGTTGCACATATCCACGACGAGATTCAGTTCGAAGTGGATGAAGATGTTGCGGAAGAGGTGGGGAGACTTGCCGTCCGTGCTATTGAAGACGCTGGAGCGTCTTTGAACTTACGCTGCCCAATGGGTGGCGAGTATAAAGTAGGAATGAATTGGGAGGAGACACACTAATGTTTAAGGGACAGACAGTATTGGAAGAGGCAGAGGGATTGGTTGAAGGTCCACGGCAGGAGGCTTACGGGCATCCCCGTGACAACTACCGAAGGACTGCCCAGCTATGGTCAGCTATTTTGGACACTGAAATATCCCCAGAGGATGTTGTGCTGTGCATGATGGGGGTGAAGCTGGCACGTATGGGTAACGCAGTCAAGCGGGACTCCATCGTTGACGTTGCGGGGTACGCCCGTGTTCTTGAGATGGTGTGGACTGCCGGAATGGAGGAGGAAGCAACATGCGCTCACAGCGAATAATTGTAGATGCCGACATCCCCATGTACACCACTGCGTTTGGTGTGGAGGAAGCCGTGGATTGGGGGGATGATTTCTGGACCCTGCACGGGGACATGCGCCGTGCCCGTGACGAGATGATGGCTTGGGTTAACTTTGTGCGCCGGGAGACACGGTCAGACAGTGTTGTCATGGCACTGACCAGCCCCACGAACTGGCGCAAAGGTGTGGCAGAGGATTACAAGGCCAACAGGAAGAACATACGGAAGCCTATGTTGCTGCCTGCGATGAGGGACTTTATCACCAGCCACTGGCCCACCGTTATATATGACGGGCTGGAGGCCGACGATGTCCTCGGTTTGATGTCAGGTGAGGGGGACATTTTAGTGTCCAGTGACAAGGATCTTCTCTCTGTTCCCGGTCATCACTTCAACCCAGACAAGCCAGATGACGGGGTCATTGTCGTAGATGAGGTGACAGCATTCACCCAACATATGACCCAGACATTGACGGGTGACTCCACCGATAACTACAAAGGTTGTCCAAAAGTAGGCAAAGTAGGGGCGGCGAAGATTCTTTTTGAACTGACCCTTGAGGAGATGTGGCCTGCCGTTGTTGGGAGGTTTGAGAAGGCCGGGCTAACTGAGGAGGATGCCCTCCAACAGGCCCGTCTTGCTCATATACTGCATCCCGGTGAGTACAACCATGACACGAAAGAGGTCACAATGTGGAGGTCCCCTTACAATGAGTAAGCCATCTGACAGGGACATGCCACCGATTGATGACGCATTATTGTCCCACCTTGATGAGATATTCCCTGTACAATACCCCGATTTTGAAGAACCTGACCGTAATATATGGTATAGGATGGGACAGCGGAGTGTTGTTGAGATACTGTTGACGCACTACCGGAAGCAACAAGAAGAGAGGTTAGGATAAACGATGTGTATTTTTTCTGCACCCAAGGTTCCAGACCCGCCCATCATTCCTCCTCCAATTATTCCAGCACCACCTCCAGTGAAGTCTGCGGGGAGGCTCCAGAATAAGAAGGCCTCGGGGGTTTCAAAGGCTGATAGATACCGAAGGCAGGGGAAAAAGAACTTAACAATATCCCGGACCACAGGTCTTAATACCCCGAAATGACCGCTAAAAGCGAATACGCCAAGCTGGAAGAGGGCAGGCACTCCTACATAAACCGAGGCAGGGACTGTGCAAAGCTCACCATCCCGTCCCTTCTACCGGAGGCTGGGTCTAATTCTTCGTCCGTCTTTAGGACACCACATCAGAGCGTGGGTGCGAGGGGAGTAACTAACCTCTCCTCTGCCCTGCTTCTTTCCCTCCTCCCACCCAACCAGCCATTCTTCCGTCTGGTTTTGGATGAGGCGGCTGTGATGGAGGTGGCACAGGTTCCGGGGGCGAAGGCAGAACTTGATGGGGCACTTGCCTCCATCGAGAGAGCTGTCATGAAGGAGATCGAGGTCAACTCCTTCCGTGTTGGGCTGTCTGAGGCCCTTAAGCAACTCATCGTGACGGGCAACGCACTGCTTCATATCCCCGAGAAGGGTGGAATGAGGGTGTTCCGGCTCGACCGCTACGTGGTGGAGCGGGACCCCATGGGTAATCTCATTAAGGCCATTACGAAGGAGGACGTTGCCCCGGACGCATTGCCTCCCAAGGTTAAGGAGTTGGTGGAGTCCTACGGCAATACGTCTGAGAAGGAAACCTGTGAGCTTTATACGCATGCAAAGTGGGAAGGGGGCAAGATCCATGTACATCAAGAGATACTTGATAAGGTTATCCCCGGCTCTGAGGGCACTCATGCTGCTGCCAGAAGCCCCTTTCTGGCTCTCCGCTTTATTTCTGAACAAGGCTCTGCCTATGGCAGGAGCTATGTAGAAGAGTATTACGGAGACTTGAACAGCCTTGAAGGCCTCAGTCGTGCCATCGTGGAAGGCTCCGCAGCAGCGGCTAAGGTCCTGTTCATGTGTTCTCCCAACGGCGCAACCCGTCCACGTGACATAGCCCGTTCAGAGAACGGTGAGATCATTTCAGGGATGGCATCAGATGTCACAGTGCTTCAGATGAACAAGTTCAACGACTTCCGGGTGACACTGGAGACGATGAACATCATCTCTGAGAGGCTTAACTTTGCCTTTATGTTGACTGAGGGTGCGATCAGGCAAGCGGAGCGCGTCACAGCAGAGGAGGTCAGGGTTGTATCTCAGGCCGTGGAGAGATCCCTTGGTGGGCTCTACTCTGTGCTGGCCCAAGAGTTCCAGCTCCCTCTGGTGAACAGGCTCATGGATCGAATGACGAAAAGCGGGAGGCTCCCGAGGGTCCCCGAGAAGTACGTCAGCCCTGCCGTCACCACAGGCGTGGATGGACTCGGACGAACAATGGACCTCAATAGATTGGACACCTTCGTTGGTGGGCTCCTCCAAATCATGGGGCCAGAGGGTGCTGCCCACGTTAACTGGTCAGAGTACCTACGTAGGAGAGCGGCTTCCTTATCTATAGACACTGCTGGGCTTGTTAAGACTGAGCAGGAACTGGCCGAAGAAGCACAACAGGCGCAGCAGGCGGCTATGATGCAGGCCACTGTTCCCGGAATGGCAACAGCGGCAACTGGCGGGGCAGTTAAAGGTTTAGCCCAGCAGTCCGCAGCAGCAGCGGAAGAAGAACTACCACCAGAGGAGGCATAGTTGAATGGTTGAACGATTTGAGATGACATCAGATGAGGCAGCAACAGATGCCTCAGAACAGGCGAGGCCCGAATGGCTACCGGAGAAGTTCCAATCCCCGTCCGATATGGCGAAGGCGTATGGAGAGCTTGAGCGTAAGCTGGGGTCGGCAGAGGTTAGTGAGGACACGAGTGAAGCTACGGGTGAGGGCGAAGAAACTCCCCCAGAGCTGACGCTGACCAAGGATACCCTCAAGACTTACTCTGATAAGTTCTACACCGAGGGGCTCACTGAGTCAGACTACGCAGAGCTTGAGAAGATGGGCGTGTCGAAGGAACTCGTGGGCCAGTACGCAGCAGGCGTGTCTGCTCTTCAAGACCAGCAGACCTCGTCGGTGCTTCAAGTTGTTGGCGGGGAAGAGAAGTACAACACGATGATTGAATGGGCCAAGGAATCATACAGCCATTCAGAGATCGAGGCGTTTAATCAGGCCGTATCGAGCGGTGAGCAGAACACAGTCATGGCTGCGGTGAAGGGTTTACAGGGGCGATACGTTGCTTCTGAAGGCACGGAGCCAACGCTTGTTTCAGGATCAACAGCGTCGAGTGGTGAGGGGTCTTATGACTCTGTTCCCCAACTTGTGAAGGCGATGAGTGATCCACGGTATGATACAGACCCCTCCTACAGGCGAGAGGTCATGAAAAAGATGGAAAATTCCCACAACTTGTAGGGTTGTTGGGGTATATTCAAAGCGGCGAGCCACGCCATATGTGCCTCTTACGAGAGATAACGCATTCCGAGGTAAAGCGAACCACGGTATAGATCGTTAACTTTTATAAAGGAGCCGTATAAAATGGCACTTACAAATATTTCTTTTGGTGGACAGGACACGGGCGGTGGCTCGTGGGACTCAACATGGGCAGACCAAAATGCCCTATTCTTGCGTGTATTCGGGGGCGAGGTCTTTACCGCCTTTGCTAAATACAATGTGACGATGGATAAACATCGGGTTCGCTCGATTTCAAGTGGCAAGTCTGCCCAATTTCCATTCACTGGACGCACAACGGCTCGACGCTATAAGCCGGGGACAGACATTCTCACTGAGAACGCCCAACCCGTAGGTACGGGAGAGGCCACGGCTGCTACCACCAGCGCACTGTTGGGCCAGCTCAAGGCATCAGAGAAGATAATCAAGATTGATGACTTGCTCATCTCTTCTTGCTTCATTGATCAGCTTGATGAGGCAAAGTCGCATTATGATTACCGAGGCCCCTTCTCTCGTGAACTGGGCCGTGCGTTGGCGCACGAGTTTGACATCAATGTATTGAAGTCTGCGATTGTTTCGGCAAGGGCCAATACAGGTGCTACTGATCCATACACTGCTTCTACGCTTATCGGCCTCGGCCATGTAGCCGCAACCCCCTCCACTGCTACAGCAACGGTAGCGGAGGCAACTTCAGCACAGTGGTTGTCATCCATCTACTATGCGGCTCAGTCTTTTGACGAGAAGTACGTGCCCGAAGACGAACGCTACGTGTTCGTTCGCCCGAGTACCTATTACGATCTTGTCAAAGACACGGCCAGTGGTAACGGAACAGCCCTGCTGCACCGTGACTACTCCAACGCAGGTAATGGCGATTTCGCTGAAGGCTTTGTCCTGAAGGCGGCAGGTATGACCGTTGTGAAGACTCCGCATTTGCCGAGTACAGATACCCTGTATGACGCAACTGGAGCTGAATCAGGTGCTGGTGTTGCTCAGAACCCCGGTGAGAACAACGATTATCAGGCCGACAACGAGCTGGTCGGTGCCCTGTGCTGGCATCCAGAGGCTGTTGGTACTGTTAAGTTGCGTGACATCACCATGGAATCTGAATATCAGATTCGCCATCAAGGTGATCTCATGGTCGCAAAGATGGCCGTGGGCCACGGTGGCTTGCGTCCTGAGTGTGTTGCTCTCATTAGCGGAGCTTCGGGTTAAGCCTTAAGCAGGTTGGTTAATGGGGAGGAGGGTTTATATTCTCCTCCCCTATTTTTTGCGGGATAATACATGAACCTCACCTCTCGGCTTGAAGCCGTCAACATCATGTTGGCAATCATCGGGGCCTCCCCCGTGAACTCACTCACTGGGTCTACATCGGCAGACACTGCCATGGCTCAGTCCACATTGGATGAGGTAGACAGAGAGGTGCAGTCCGTGGGGTGGCACTTCAACCGAGAGTACCTCGTAAAGCTAACCCCCGATGCAACCACTAAAGAGATCCTCATAGCTAACAACGTCCTACGTATTGATGTTGAGCCGAAGGAGTCTCGTAGCATCACCACAAAGGCAGGCGCAGCCATTGATGTTGTTCAGCGGGGCGGCAAGCTGTACGACAAGACAGGCCACACCTATGAGTTTAGTCAGGCCGTTGAGGCAACGGTGGTGTACGGTCTGGGATGGGACGAGGTCCCTCAAATAATGAGGCACTACATCACGATGAGGGCCGGGAGGCTTTTCTGTGACAGGTCGGTGGGGTCGGGGGATCAGCACTCCTTCAACATGATGCAAGAGTTTCAGGCCCTTACAGCCGCCCAGAATTGGGACTCTCAAATGGCAGACCATTCCATCTTTGATAGCTGGGATGTGTACCGTGTCATTAACAGGCAGGGGAGGCCTAACGTACTGTGAGCCTTGTTTCCTATTCTATTCCTTCTCTGGCTGGTGGTGTTTCTCAGCAGCCAGACACTATCAAGCACAAGACACAGTTATCCTCCATGGGCAATGCTTGGCCGAGTCTGGTTGAGGGGCTCCAGAAGAGGCCCCCCACTGAGCATTACGGTGAGATGGATGTGGGCAGTAACTGGGACGGGGACACTCCAGAGTTTCACTTCATTGATCGCTCAGAAGATGAGCGGTACGTAGTTGCTGTTAACCCCGACGATACACAGGGCAGGCGGTTACGTGTTTGGGATTTGGCAGACGGTGCGTTGGAGGAAAAGTCTGTCAAACTTAGCCGTTCCGCTTACGAGTATTTAAGCAGCGCGGCAGGGAATTATAAGTTCCAAACGATTGCAGATGTAACATACATCGTCAACACTTCTAAAACAGTTGAGATGGATGCGACGACCTCTCAAGAACCTTCACCAATGGCTTTGATGTTTGTGAGGGGCTCACTCGCAAGCACGGTAGATGAAGCGGTTGTGGTGACATTTAATGGTGTCTCCACGACTCCAACAAGCGAGACCAGTGCCTCGACCCAAGCATTAACTGCTGCCATTTATGCGAAAATAATGGGCGATGACGTTCAAGAGGAAGATGCGGTTGGTTTTGACACGTATGGTAAAATCACTGGAAGCTTTACGGGCCTCCAAAATGGTGAAGCCGTATACTTTAAGCTGGACGGAACTGGAACTCAAACGTGGCCGACGTTCGGTCCCCTTATGACAGTGGGGCTGGCTTTAGGGCCAATTGTTACTGCCACGCCTGCGTCCCGTTTTTACGTACATAACGTGACGCCTACGTCTTGTCAGCTCGGGTTACTCCCACACGATCCAACTTACACGGGTCCGGGGAATAACCTTATTCCGGGGTTGATTAGGTTTCATAACAGCTCGGCCTTAGCGGCAGGGGCTGATGTGGAATTGTGGTCTGTTGGGACGAACAGCGTCCTCACTGGTTTTGAGAATATACAGCTTACCGGGATGGAGGGGGGGTCGGGAGAAAACTCGGGTAACATTCTCCTCGTCAGCACCTTGGACGGGGAAGACTTTGACCTGACAGTTACGGATTCTGCCGGGAACTCTCTTGTATCTGTGTACAAGGATACATCGGACACATTCGCAGAACTTCCAAGCCACGCCAAGGACGGTTTCCGTCTTAAGGTCAGCAACGAGCCGGGGACGGGGGTGGATGACTACTACGTTCAGTTTGTTGCCGATGATACGGCTGGGCAAATATCTTCTGGGCATTGGAAGGAAGTAGCCAAGGCTGGGATTGAGTTCCAGATTGAACCGTCAACAATGCCCCACCTTCTAATTCGAGGAGCTGACGGGTCCTTTGAGTGTATTGAAGCGGGAGAGATGAGTAATGAAGTGATTGGTGTACACGAAACAGACGATGAAGTCACCATCGCTGTTGCGGGGGATACCTCCCCCGCGGCCTCCTCCGTGTTTCTATTAGCTGATGGGGATCCAGTATGGTTCTCTTCTGTTACCAACGATTTTAGTGTATCAACCTTCACCACTTACTACGCAAAGCACGTATCCAACACGGCTGGGCAGCAAGTCATTAACCTGTATTCTGATGAAGGCTTGGACCCCAGCGATAAGATTACCGACATTACAAGGACAGCGGGTTTCGACTCCTATGGGACGCTAAAGCGAGTCTCTCCCTACCCCAACTTTACGTGGGGTCAAAGGGAGGTCGGGGACACGCTGACAAACGAAGATCCCTCGTTCATCGGAAACACCATTAACGGTGTTTCCTTCTTTAAGAACAGGTTGGTGTTCCTGTCGGGGGAGAACGTACTACTCAGTGAGATGGGGGAGTTCTTTAACTTCTTTCTCAACACAGTCACTCAACTCCTTGCCTCCGCTACGATAGATTTAGCAAGTAGTCACGCCACCGTATCTGTATTAGAAGTTGCCTTTCCTTTCGGGGATGTCCTCTACTGTTCAGGTAGAAGCCTCCAGTTGGTTCTTGGTGCGGGAGGTAATGAACCTTTTTCCGCTCAATCTGCCGAGTTCATGGTAGGTAGCCAGCTTACGGTAGATAACAGCATCTCTCCTGCTGCAATGGGAACCCGTCTATATCTTCCATTCACTCGCGGTGATTACATAGGGATGTTTGAATATGGAGCGTCACGTGAAGTGCAGAACCTCCTCGTGGAAGAGGAAATAACAGCTCACGTTCCTTACTACATCCGTGGTCCCATTCAGGACATGGCAGCTTTGGAGCGCGAAGGTGTACTGGCCGTCTTAGGAACAGCAGCTTCAGGCGATAATTCAACCGTACATTTATTCAAAACGTACTCACGAAACGGCCAGAGAATACAGGCTGCTTGGTGTGAGTTCTCTTTCCATGGGGCAGATGTTCGTTCCCTCCATTTCTATGACAACAACTTGTACATCATAAGCAAGCGAAGCTCTGGTTGGTTTGTAGATATGATAGGTTTCAAGTCAGGGAGAGTGGACGTAGGATCAAGCTACGTGACCACACTTGACAGGCGCATTGCTGTGACCCCTGCTGGTGGAACTTACTCCGCATCAACAGGAACCACCACCTTCACCTGTTACCCGATGGCTGGGACAGAGCCCATGGAGGTAATAACAACTGACGGTCACATGCTTACAGTTACTTCTAAGGACTCAGGGTCCATTGAAGTCCTCGGCAATCAGGAGGGCGTAGCGTGTTGGGTCGGAGAGGCCTACACCATGGAGATTACAATTCCAGACCAGTACATCCATGAGGGTGCTGCTGGAAACTACGGGTGGCAGGACACAGGCGCACGTAATGCAATAAATAAAGGGAGACTACAGATACGTAGGGGCTCCTTCAGTTTCAATAAAACTTCTTTCTTCAAAGTGAGTGTTACTCCCCTCAATCGGACGGCGTACACGTACAAGTACAACGCTCAGATTCTTGGTGGTGGAACTTTGACTGTGGGGGAGGTCCCGCTGGAATCGGGCACGTTTAGCTTCCCCGTCAACTCAAAGAATGACGAGGTTGTCCTTACGGTGTCTAACGATTCCCCGCTCCCATCAAACTTACTGAGTGCAGAGTTTGAGGTTCTCTTCCATATTCGTGCGGGGAGAACACAGGCATGAACAAGAGCGTACATATTCGAGTGGCCGATTATGATGACATACCTTATATTGCAAGCAATCTCAGGGCCGCTGACAAAGCAGAGATGAGGGCAGTCCTTGGGTCTGATGTTCACCCAGAGGATGCACTTAGTTATGGAATGGAGGTGAGCCTTGTTCCTTATGTGGGGATGATAAATGACAAGCCTTCCTGTATCTTTGGTGCTGTTCCTGAACCTACCCACGCACACGTAGGTGCGGTGTGGTTGGCTGGCACGAACGACATCATAAGCAACAAGAGAGCTTTTATATCCCACTCAAAGGACTATCTATCTACTGTGTTTGACCCCTTCACCTTGCTGTGGAATTGCGTGGACAAGCGCAACAGTCTTCACATAAGGTGGCTAAGGTGGTTAGGCTTCTCGTTCCTTCGAGAGGTCCCTAAGTATGGAGAGGAGGGCAAGCCGTTTTACGAGTTTGCCAAGATTAAGAATGTGTGAACCTACATCAATGGCGGTTTTGGGGGGCGTACAGGCTGTGGCTGGTTTTGTCCAGCAAAGTCAAGCGGCTTCGGCCCAGAATAAAGCACAACGTGCGGCTTTCGAGAGAAACCGTCAGATCGCACTTGAATCTTTTGCGAACAAGTCTGGACAGATTTACCAGAGGTTCCTTCAGCAGTCGGAGGCGTTCTCCCAGAAAATGAATCAGCTACACCGAGATGCTGACGAGAACGTCGCAGCGAATGCTGTTCTCCGTGGGGATACCACAATGGGGAGGTCCGTAAGGCAAACACAGCAGGCTTCCCACCAAGCAGAGGGCAGGGCAATGGCCGCTATTCACCGTCAGGAGGCAATGGAAATAGCGAGTGGGATGAATACGTTGTCTATGGATTCGGCGGGGACAGCGCATAACATCCTATCTGCGTGGAAGCCGGATGTGCCACAACCAAGTATAGGCATGTTGCTTATCAATGTTGCCACATCTGCCATGAATGCTTACGTGGGAGCAAAGGCCGCTGGGTTGGGCGAGACTCTGGGTAATGTATCTGCGGTATCTCCTGAAACAGCCCTTTTTAACGCCACCTCGCGGGGAAACGGAAACATCTTACTGGGCTCCACCGGGGTAAACTTAGGGATTCATACGTAGATGCCACCATTCAAACCATACTTCCAAGTACAACCGACCCAGCAGGTAGGGGAAACTTATTCCCGTGCAGGCCTCGTTGGTGGTGACGCAGTCCTCCCAGCCGATGATATAGGTAAGGCCCTCGGGGCTTTGGTTCCCTCACTTACGAAGTACCTCCGAATACAAGAGGATCCTGAAAGGGAGAGGCAGCAAGCAGAGGCTGCGAGGATTGTTGCAGAGCAGGACTCGGAGACTCTCGCTAAGTCATTGAAGAAGGCTTACGCAGACGGTGGTTTACCCGAGGGGTACTCCGTTTTCAAGCTGCGTCATGTAAGCAACTTACTCGGTAAGAAGGCCTTCAACGAATACAAACAAGGTCTTGATGCTGCACTGAGTAGGTTTGCTGATACAGACTACACCGAATCTGCCTCCGCTGTTGCCGAGAGAGTCAAGGGGGAGACTCTCAAGCTCTATGGTAATGAAATATCTCCTGCGTTCTCCAATTCCTTTGGGGAGCAGTTAATTGAGATGAACGCACGGTTCACTCAAGAGGCTTACTCGACCCGGAGGAAGGCCGAATATGCGGACCAAGTAAACAAGACACAAGATGCCCTCACCGCACTTCTCGCAGGTATTAAAGCGGGGGACGATACGACACCCTATCTTACTACGTGGAGTAAGGGTGAGGCTTCTATTGTAGAGAAGGAACGTGAGCTTGCGGATCTTGATGCACAGTGGGCGGCGATGAGTTATGCATGGAATGAAGACCCTCCACTCACCCCGTATGAAGAGGCTAAGGCAGAGACGGCCCGACTTCTTAGTCCTCTGTCTGGGGAAGCGCAGCCAACACCCAGAACTCACGCCTTATCATCACGAGAAGTCGCTGCTGGAAGGAAGGAACTCTTAAACAAGCGGGTTGCGTTAGGAAAAGAGAAAGACGCATTAAAGGCCGAGAAGACTCGCCTGATTAAGGAACATGGGGATGCTTCCATTCTAAGAAAAGCCAAGAAGCTAACTAAACTCTATGAGGAAATACGTGCCAGTGCCCATAAAGCGGGGCTAATTAAGAAGGGCACATCCCTTGGCCGGGGGGCATGGAACGCCATTGTCATTAAGTCTCTTGAAGATCAAGTAGACACCCTCATTAGAGGGGGCGAGTTTGACGAGGCCGAAGAACTCCTTGGTGTATTTTCTCTTATGACCACAGAGGGCGGTACGGCGTATGACAAGAGTCAAGAGGATATAGATAACAATCCATACGGCGTGGATAGAGCTAATAAAAAGGCCTACGGGTACACCTTCAGATCCGAAATTGAAAAGCTGGAGTCAAAGATTTTTGCAGCCGCCGAGCAGGAAGCGAAGAGGGGTGGCGGCTCTATGGCAAAGCGGGAGGCGAGTCAGCACCGGGACTCACAAAAAATCTTATGGCAAATATCTGAGAGGCTGAATTTACTTGACCTACGTATGCCATCGAAGGAATTAAACAAGGCCATAAAAGAGCTTCTTGATATAGGCGTGGAAGAACTTAATGGCGATGGCAACCCCGATACAAACCTCGAAACCCCTTACGATATGGTTCTCAAAAATAGGACAGCATTCATTGCAGAGAAAAACTTCCGTGCGAGAGGGGACCAACTGCTTCAACAGAAGCTCGGTGCGGGGGCTGTAGGGGCTGCTAAATCGTCATTTCAAGTATTTGAAGCCGCTAACCCCACAATTTTCTTAAAAATGGGAGGAACGGGAAATCAGGCAGAAATGCTTCTGGCTTATACAAGAGCGAAGACCTTAGCGAAGGAGCATTATGGACAGGGTGTCAAAGCGGACGAGAAGACGGGAAAAGGGGAAAACAAAGACTACTTAGATGCAACGCTCGCAGGTATTGACAAAGCCTACACCGCTGGGCAAGCGGCGTTTTCAAAGATACAGCTCGGCCTTTCACCTATCATAGGAAGCGTGACCAATAAGTTTACGTCAAGGGCGTTGAATGAGCTGGCGATGAGGCAGATAGGCGTACATCCAGAGTCTGTGAAGCGTCTGATGGAGATGGGCGAGGGGGAGCCTCCGACCCTTGAAGACAAGGAACAGAAAGAGGCACTACTCGGTCACTTCTCCATCCTTATAAACGAAAAAATAAGAGATGATTTGACTACTTATATGAAAGGAACCCCTGCGGGTCTGTACTTAGAAAAAGCGGAGGCATGGTTGAACAATCTCCCCGCAGCAACATATACAGCGATAACTGCGGAAGAGGCCAGTGACTTATGGCAGCGCACCCGTGTGTTCCCCCCACAACCGAGTGGAGAAATACCGACATGGGCCGTAAACATTAACGGCTGGGAAAACTACGATCAGCATGGGCCGGATTGGTGGAGCTTCACGCTGTCCCCGAACGATGCTGGTGTCTTCATGGATAGTGTCTCAAAGGAGGGGTGGGTAAAAGGGTATGAAGGGGCAGACGGTGATGAGAAAAACTACATGGATCTGCTTCAGTTATTGCAAGTGGCCCTTAAATGGAACTTCCGGGGAACCTCCTCCAACCCTGAATATGAGGTTTTTAATGAGGGTTGGGGTAATCCTGATTTCAAAATAGTAGATGGTCAAATTGTTCCAGCAGTCAAAGGCAAAGGTACGGAGCCTATTGAGGCGTTCGGAAGAGGCATGGAGCAGGGCATGGCCTACTTATCCATAGTTGATGATAGGCTTGTACCCATAGTCAGGAAAGGCAAGACCGGACTGTGGCGTAACGTGAATGGTGAGTGGCTTAGAGCAGGAATGAACGGGATGGCGAGGGTGACGCTAAACCCTCGCAATTTTATAA